TTAGTAAGGATCTTTGCGAGACGTGCATTCATAAGTGCATCCTCTTCTGTCAAACCTTTTTCAAGGAAGGCATTTAATACGGTGTCCCATGAGCAGCCGTTCTTTTCCAAGATGGCGTCAGCTCTCTTGACACCGACGGTTGGGATTCCGCTGTAGCCATCGGTCATGTCTCCAGCCATTGACTGGATTAAGAACCAACGCCATGCGTCCTCTGATGTAATCGTCTCTACAGGATCTTTGAGGTTGTATAGATCGCCAGGAATCTGACGAAGATCTTTGTCAGGACTGACGATGATGTTACCTGGATGTGTTGTAGCGTAGATACCTAGGGCATCATCAGCTTCGAGTTCCGGGTACGTGATTACTGGAAAGTCTTCCCGTAGTTTGTTGATGACACGTCTATAGCCACAGGGCTTTTTTCGATTTCGATGTCCCTTGTAATCGGGAAAAATTTTCTTCCTAAAATTTCGGGCATCAGAAAAGAAAAGCACAGTGTCATCGTAAACACCGAGATCATTTGCGATATGAGCAAGGTCCCTAAGAACCATCTCATAAGCTTCCGAGAATCGTGAGGTGACAAGGATAACGTCATCACCGAAGTCATAGTCCTCTTCAGCGGCAGCCGCACACTTGTAGACAATGTAATCGGCATCAATTAAAAGGCTCATGTCCAGAATTCAGACCAGAGAGTAGGGATGGAGTTGGGTCTGCCCCAACGGACTTTGTGAGTGTCCACGTCCACATGCACCAGTGAAATACCAA